AGGGTCGCAATCTGCTCGAGAAGTACAAGGCCGAGGCTTGATATGGAATACGACAAGAACACAGGCGGGATGCGGCTGACGCCAGAGCAGATTCTCAAGCGCCACGACGCGGCCCAGAAGAAGAAGGACGAGTTTCAGCAGATCTACCAGGACGCCTACGAGTTCGCGCTCCCGCAGCGCCAGCTGTACGGCATCTGGGAGGGTGGCAGCACCGGCACGAAGAAGATGCAGCGCGTCTTCGACTCGACTGCCATCAACAGCACCCAGCGGTTTGCGAACCGGCTGCAGTCGGTGGTCTTTCCGCCGCAGCGCAAGTGGTCACGCCTCGAGCCTGGCCCGTCGATTCCCATCGAGCGCACGCAGCAAGCGCAGGCGATCCTGGACGCATACGGCGACAAGATGTTCGCCGTGCTCAAGCAATCCAACTTCGACATCGCGATCGGCGAGTTCCTGCTGGATCTCGCTGTCGGCACGGCCTGCATGATGGTGCAGCCGGGCGACGACGTGACGCCGATCAACTTCATCCCGGTGCCGCTGTTCCTGGTCTGCTACGAGGAAGGCGCGAACGGCCAGGTGGACAACGTCTACCGCAAAATGCGCATGAAGGGTGAGTCGATCCAGCGCCAGTGGCCGGACGCGAAGCTGCCGGCTGAAGTGCAGATGCGGATCGAGCAGAAGCCCACCGATGACGTCGACCTGGTCGAGGCCACGATCCACGACTACAAGCGCGGCGACTACTGCTATCACGTCATCGACAAGATCTCGAAGCAGGAGATCGTCTACCGGCGGCGCAAGACCTCGCCCTGGGTGATCTCGCGCTACATGAAGGTCGCGGGTGAGATCTACGGCCGCGGGCCGCTCATCACGGCGCTCCCCGACATCAAGACGCTGAACAAGACCAAGGAGCTCCTGCTCAAGAATGCGAGCCTGGCGGTCGCCGGTGTCTACACGGCTGCCGACGATGGCGTGCTGAACCCCAACACGGTCAAGATCGTGCCGGGTGCGATCATCCCCGTGGCACGCAATGGCGGCCCCCAGGGTGCGAGCCTGCAGCCCCTGCCCCGCTCTGGCGACTTCAACGTGTCGCAGCTGGTGATCAACGACCTGACGGGCAGCATCAAGCGGATCCTGCTGGACGAGTCACTGCCGCCGGACAACATGAGCGCCCGCTCGGCCACCGAGATCGTCGAGCGGATGAAGGAGCTAGCGCAGAACCTGGGCTCGGCGTTCGGCCGGCTGATCAACGAGACGATGATTCCGCTGGTGGCCAAGATCCTCGAGGTCATGGACGAGCGCGGAATGATCGACCTGCCGCTGCGGGTCAACGGGCTCGAGGTAAAGGTCACCCCTGTCGCGCCGCTCGCACAAGCGCAGAATATGGAGGAGGTTAATGCCATCCTCCAGTACGCGCAATTGATGCAGGCGTTCGGGCCTGACGGCCAGCTGGCGCTCAAGGGTGACGCGGTGGTCGACTACATCGGCGACAAGCTCGGCGTGCCGGCTACCGTGCGCAACACCCGCGAAGAGCGGGCGGTACTCATGGAAGAGGCCCAGAACCGGCAGATGGAAGCGATGATGATGCAGCAGGCTGCCATGCAAGCCCAAGGCGCAGCGCCGGCAGGAGCGCCCGCTTGAGCGGCTGGGACGAGATCGAGGCGCTCGCAACGCCCGACATCCGCGATGTAGACCAGAAGCGCGACGATTTAGACCGCCTGGTGCTGCGCGTATTCAACGGAGAGGACGGCCAGAAGCTCCTGATCTGGCTGCGCCACATGTACGTCGACGTGCCGATCGCCGTGCCCGGCACCGACCCCTCGCACGCTTACTACGCTGACGGTCAGCGGTCGGTGGTGCGAGACATCCAGGCGCGGATCAAAAGAGCGAGGAACCTTTGAGCGAAACCGCAAACGAGCCCGGCAGCACCGGCTTACTCGACAGCGTTACCGTTGAAGACGACAGCAAGCCGGCAAGCCCCCAAGCAGCGCAGATCGATCACCGCGCCGCTGACCCCAGCGCACCAGCACCCGAGGATCCCCTCGAGCGCCCGGACTACTGGCCCGAGAATTTCTGGAAGAAAGACGCCAACGAGCCCGACCTGGAGGGAATTGCGAAGTCCTGGCGCGATCTGCGAGCCAAGATCAGCAAGGGCCAGCACAACGCTCCGGCTGACGGCAAGTACGACCTGACCGCGTTCGGCGATGGCAACGCCGAGAATCCGATGGCCAATGCGCTGACGGGCTGGGCGAAGGAGCGCGGTCTCAGCCAGGCCGACTTCGACGACCTGGTCGGCACGCTGCAGACGCAGGCCAAGGAGCTCATGCAGGGCGAGATGGTCGATCCGGCTGTCGAGATGAAAAAGCTGGGGCCGAATGCCAACGCAGTGATCGGCGGCATGGTCGACTGGGCCCGAGGCCTGGTCAACAAGGGCGTCTGGGGCAAGGATGACTTTGAGGAGTTCAAGATCATGGGTGGCACCGCGGGTGGCATCCGTGCGCTGATGAAGCTCCGCGAGTCTTACGAGGGCCGGATCCCGATCGAGGTCGCGCCGATGGAAGGTGCGCCCAGCAAGGAAGAGCTCTACCAGATGGTGGGCGACCCGCGATACAAGACGGACGCCGCCTACCGTCAGAAGGTTGAAAGACTATTCCAAGCAGTCCTACAATAGCCCTGTAGTCTCCTCCTCCCTGATGGATTGACCCGGCCTCCCCGCCGGGTCTTTTTTCGTCCACTTGTCAATCGGTGCGATCAGGAAATAGAATCGGCGTCAAGGCCCACCGGGTTTACCCGACCCTCACCGCAGCGGATGCTGACGAGTGGCTGGCGCAACCAGCAAGCATTCGGCCCTGTGCAACGCAGGCCCACCGGCGCGAGAACCCCAAGTTTTCAACCGAATGAGGTGATCAAATGGCAATCGGTCTTTCCAATGCCTTCGTCACTCTGTTCGACGCAGAAGTCAAGCAAGCCTACCAAGGCAAGGCAATGCTTGTCGGGGCCACCAGGGCGCGTCGCGGAGTCGAAGGTTCTATCGTCAAATTCCCCAAGGTCGGCAAAGGCACCGCTACCCTGCGCGTTCCGCAAACCGACGTTACCCCCATCAACGCGAGCTTCTCGCAAGTCACGCTGACCCTGCAGGACTGGAATGCTGCCGAATACTCGGACATCTTCAGCCAGGCCAAGGTCAACTTCGACGAGCGCCAGGAGCTTGTGCAGGTTGTCGCCGCCGCTGTCGGCCGCCGTCAGGATCAGATGATCATCGACGCGCTGGTCAACTCGGGAACGACCGCCACCGTTGCGAACAGCATCGGCGGGTCGAACACCAACCTGAACCTGGCCAAGCTCCGCGACGCGAAGCGCCTGCTCGACAAGAACAATGTGCCGCCCGAGGGCCGTCACATTGTGATCCACGCCAACAGCCTGTCGAACCTGCTGTCTGAGACCTCGGTCACCAGCAGCGACTTCAACACGGTCAAGGCGCTGGTTCAGGGCGAGCTCAACACGTTCCTGGGCTTCACCTTCCACGTTCTGGGCGACCGTGCCGAGGGCGGGCTGCCGATCGATGGTTCGAGCGACCGCAAGGTATTCGCGTTCCATCAGCAGGCAATCGGCTACGGCGAGGGCATCGCAATGCGCACCGAGATCAACTACATCCCGGAAAAGACCAGCTGGCTGGTCAACGAGGTGTTCTCGGCCAACGCGGTTGCGATCGACGCCGAGGGCATCGTTCAGATCACCTGCCGCGAATAAGGAGCAGATCATGGCATTTTCGAGCACTGGTCTTGCATTGGTCGCCGGTTCCAAGGCTGGCAACGCACCGCAGATCTGGTCTTACCAGTCGGCTGATGCGATCGCCACCGTGAACACGTCGGGCTACTTCAACGACGTGGCCTCGCTGATGAAAGTCGGCGACTTGGTCTATTGCTACGACACGGCAACCCCGACCGCCAACCTGGTGGTTGTGGTGTCGAACAGTGGCACCGTTGTCGATGTGTCGGATGGCACGTCGATCACCGTGACCGACAGCGACTAATAGCAGCAGCAACCAGAAGGGCCGGCTTTCGCCTCGAGCGGAGGCTGGCCTTTCTCACATTGAGGGGCCGCAATGGCTGCAGGTGATACGGGAGTCAGGATCTGCTCGGACGCGCTGCTCATGCTGGGCGCAAAGGCGATCACCTCATTCAACGACGGCACCGACTCGAGCTCGGTCTGCGACCGGCTCTACCCCAATGTTCGCGACTCCACCCTGACGATGTACCGGTGGAGCTTCTCGATGAAGAAGATCGCGCTGGCGCAGCTGGTGACCGCACCCGGCAGCTATTGGAAGTACGCCTACCAGTTGCCTGGCGATCGCCTGGGCAACCCGATGGCGGTATACCCGAGCAGCAATGTAGGCACCCCGATCGACAAGGATTGGGAGATCCAGGGCGACCAGCTGCTCACCAACCTGACCGCGGTCTTCATCGATTACCAGTACAGCGTGCCCGAGTACGCGATGCCGCAATACTTCGTGCAGCTGCTGAAATACCAGATGGCCTGGCACATTGCCGAGGCGATCACCGAGCAGCAGGACAAGTCTCTGCGCTGGCAGCGGGTGGCGCTTGGCGACCCGGCTGAGAACATGCGCGGGGGTTATTTCCGGCAGGCCTGCCAGATGGATGCGCAGGGTAACCCGAGCCGGGTGATAGAGGACTACACGCTGGTGGCGGTGAGGTACTGATGCCGCGCTTCGTCGACCTGCAGAGCAACTTCTCGACGGGCGAGCTCGATCCCCTGCTGCGGGCCCGAGTCGACCTGCAGGCCTACAACAACGCGCTGGCCAAGGCGACCAATGTCCTGATCCAGCCCCAGGGTGGGCTGAAGCGCCGGCCTGGCACCAAGTACATCCTAGAGCTCCCCAACAGCGGGGCTGAAAGCGCCGGCAACGGGGTGCGCCTGGTGCCGTTTCAGTTCTCGGTCGACGACTCCTACATGCTGGTGTTCACGCACCAGCGGATGTACATCATCAAGAACGGGGTGGTGCAGACCAACATCAACGGCAGCGGCAACAACTACCTGACGACCAGCATTGGCAGCAGTATTGTCGACGACATGTGTTGGACACAGTCGGCTGACACGCTGATCGTCGTGCATCCTGATCTGCAGCCGGTGCAGATCCAGCGCACCAGCGACAGCGCCTGGACGGCCACCACCATCACGTTCGACAGCATCCCGAAGTACGCATTCAACATCGACTTCCACACGAACAACGGTTCGACGCTGACGCCGAGCGCGGTGAGCGGGAACATCACGTTGACCGCATCGACTACGCACCACGACAGTGGCGCAGCGCAGGCCGGTGGCGCGTCGACGATCACACTGAAGTCGACTGCAAGCAGCACCGACGACATTTACAACGGCATGTACGTCACGATCACCAGCGGGCCTGGCGTGGGAGAGATCAGGATCATCGAGGACTATGTCGGCAGTACCAAGGTCGCGACGGTAACCCCGGC